GGTTTTATTTTTATTTTTTTCGCTAAGTATTTTTTTGGTCTTTTCTTTTAGAACCCTTCCGATTAAACCTTTACCTATATTTTTTTTATGTTCAATAGTTAGCTTTTTTAATTTATGTGAATCCGACATTTTTTTCCTGGACTCTTCCGAAATGATTATGCCTTTTCTAGAATCTGACATTTTTTTTCTAGTTTCTTCACTAAAAATTTTCCCTCTATTAGCTTCGGAAATGCATTTTTTATGCTCTTCTGTTAATTTAATCCCGTAGCGAAAAGAATTCTTTCCGACATATTTTCCTTTTAGTATTTCCGATATTTTTTTAGCTATATCTTTGTTCATTATGTATGAACTACCTCCTGATGCTACGTTATAGCCTATTTTATTCTCCTGTGATCTCAGTTCCTTTATCCAAAATTTTTCTCTCTCGTCAGCTAATTTCTGATTATCGCATACCTCCAATACTTCCCTTCCAAAATTTCCCCTTCCGTATTTTTTAACTGATTTTATTATATAGACCCCACTACCTAAATATTTAGGGTTATCATATTTAGATTGTCCTATATAGATTTTTTTGTTTATAGTATTGGTAATTTTATATATAACCATAGATTATATATTATTTAATGGTAGAACCTCTTAAATAGTCTTCAAGAGCTATCCTTTGTCTTATCCCATAAAGCATATGATCCACTGTTTGGACTGTCTGGTCTATAAATTTTCTATGTCCTTCTACCAATTCTAATTTTTCGACTATGTCAGAAAGATCCCCTTCAACTAAAGTTTTTATTTCGTTTGCTCCGTATCTAAAACTACTATTCTCTGAATAATCTTTAGTCTTTTTATTCCTTTCGGTTCTGTATCTGGAATTAAGTTTAGCTATAATAGAAGCTAACTTATAACTATATTCCAAAAGAATTTGTCTTTGGCTAAAAAGATCTACTTGAGCATTTGCTACTGTCTTTATATCTTTTAATTGTAAAGAGATTACCTGGATTTTTTCTCTCCATTCTCCTCTTTCTTGTTCGAATATTTTTCTAAAATCTACTTTTTCTTCAGACATTTAAAATAAGTTTTTTTTGTTTTTTTTGTTTTTCCCCATTTCTACAATACTGAAAGATTTATCTAGATCTTTACCTCTTGGTTTTGGTTCTTTTATTATAGGTTCTTTGAACTCTAAGGTTTCCCCTTTCAAAGGATCTCCTTTAAGGGTAAGAGGAAATTTCAATTTAGGGGTTTCATCATCTCTAAGTTCATTTTCCCAAGAACCTGTTTTATCCTCTATTATAGAAGGATCTTTATCTGACAAAATATCTAAGGTCCAGTACATCTTTAGTGAAATAGTTATCGAATCTTTTTATTTTTTTTCCTGAGGATCTTAAATGTATTACTAGATCATTTAAATCCCATTTTTTATTTTTTGTTATCTCGTGTTCTTCAAGGAATTTTCCCCAATTGAATACAGTTTTTCCTTCCCCTAGAAGTTCCATTGATTTAGTTATCCCTGCAGAATCCCAATCATACCAGTATCTTATATTATTAATACCGAAAGGAAATCTATTTTCTATAGAGCATAATCCAACGGAATTACTCCATAACCAGGAATCCATAGGTCCTTCAAATATAGTTACATCTTTTCCAAAATCTAAATTACCTATTCCAAAAACATGAGATATTGGATCTACTTTCTGGGCTTTTTCTATTATTCTTTCGTCATTTATACCCAGTAATTTAGTGTATATCCCACTAAGTCTATATGTAAGATATTTAGAAGATCCTTTTATAGAATTCATATTCCTAATTTGAAGCCCCATAATTTTATTGTCAGGGGTTAGATTAAATAAAAATAATCTTTCTTTCTTAGGATCCCATGCAAATTTAGAGTTCGGATTCTGATGCCTTCTTTTAACATAAACAAGAATTTTAGAATCTTCTACATTTACTAGGTTTAATGTCTTACAAAAATCATTTCTATCTACTAGTATAGATTGAAAATCATTATCTACGAAATAGGATAAATCTATTTTACCGTAAGAATTATTTTTCTTGTTCTTATTTTCATCAAGTATCTGTGATATTTCTTTTTTCTCTCCACCTGACAAAGCTCCATAAAGACCAAAATCTTTAAAGAAAGAAATAGAATCTTTAAATACCCCGCATCCCCCGTTATAACACTTGTATGTTAATGTATCAAGATAAAAATTTCCTCTCTTCTTTCTTGGGTTTTTGCTATCCCCGCAGTAAGGACAAGATATATTAAATCTATTTAAAGATTTTGATATATTTTGTTTTAGAGGATAATCTGGAAATTCTTTACTTAGAACACCAAAAACTAATTCTTCAATTCTAGAAGCTTCCATTTTAATTGGGATAAAAAAGGCAGCTTTAAAAAAGCTGCCTTTGATTTATTTTTTATCTATTAAAGATCTGCATAAAGATCATCCAGTGAAGATATTCCCCCCGATGAGCTAGTAGAAGAATCTACGGTGTTATCCGAAGATGTCTTCGTATTGGATGCTTCAGCATAGAAAGAATTAAAATCAGAAATCTGCTCAGTTGTATTAGCCTGAGAAGGTGGAGCAGATTGTGGTTGAGTATAAGACTGAACTGGAGAGCTATAAGAATTGTTAGATGGAGTAGAAGGTGCAGAAGCAACTCCTCCGATAACTTCATTAACTAATCTTCCGTCAGGAATAGAATTTTTAATTACCGACATAACTCTTTGGGTTGTATTATCATCCCAATCTTTATAATCAAAAGAAGCTAAATTCTTAGGACCATTGTTTAGGTACTCTGTAATTTTTTTCATGTCTTCCGCGTTTCTTTCCATAGGAATTCCATCTATCTTAATAGGAGAAGGGTTACCAACAAAAGAACAAAGATCATAATTATTCCATTCGCCTACTTTTCTAACTTGTAGTGCAAATTCTCTACCATTAAATAAGTCAAATGGATTCGAAGAATCACCGTATTCTGGTTTTAATTGTGCTTCGATCATATCATTAAGTTTTTTACCGAACTTAAAGATCATAATTTTTCCTTCTGATTCAGGAGAGTTTTTATCCTGAACGATTTGAATCAAAGCGTAAAAATCTTCTTTTCTAGAGAAAGACTTAGCTAATTCTTGATCTGCTGCAGAATGAGAATTTTTAAGTTTCCAGAAAAGATCTTTTAGTATTGATTTTTTACCCACTGTAGAAGGACAGTCTGCAGAAAATGATTCTCCAGAAACTGGATCATTTAAATACACATAGTACTTGTGGATTTTAGATTTAGCCGGATCTACCGGATTAGGTACGAAACGGATTAGAGATTTATAAACCCCGTCTTTCCCGGTTTCAGGATAAGGTTTATAAAATTCCAAGTCCTTTTCAGTTCTCGAATTTACTTTGGTTACCAAAGAATCCGCACTCAAATTAAAGATGTCCAAATTTTCCATAATTGTTTTTTTAAATTTTTAAATTAACACATATTATACACTAAGATCGGAAAAATATTTCCGATTATTTTAAATTATTTTTTAAAAATAAAAGAATCCATGTTGCATCTACTATATCATCCACTGGCTTATTTACAACCTTTTTCGGAGTAATCCACTCCTCTTGGTTTTCTGCCAAAATTTGGGTCAATTCATTCATATTAGTTCCCTCTTCTTTCAAATCAACTAAAGCATGGTAAAGCTCATCCTTTTTGGCATTTCCCTTTACTGCAAACTTTTTAATTGATGTAGGAGAAAAAACATGAAAATTTTCCACACCTATTTTATTGATGATTCTTTCTCTTAGTAGAGCAGTAGCCATTGCTATATCAACAAGAGAATTCCCATTAGAGGAAAAGCTAAGACCTTCCATAGCTACCCTAAATGGTTTATCGCCCATTTCATTAACAATTCCTTCCCATAGATTATCAACTATTTCTAAAAAATATTCTATTTTTATTCTTTCCCTTTCGGAATATTCCGAGGGAAGTTCTTTTTTATTAAGAAAAATAAATCTTAAATTTTCCATATCCCCTAGAACGGAGAATGGTTTTTTGGAATTCTTTTTAAGAGAATCCTCTGTTCTATCTGATCTCGTCAAAGATCCCCAGACGTAATTATTGTCTTTAAGACAGCAAAAAGAAGGGGAATTGATCGAAAAATCTATCCCAACTAAATTCATAAAATTCTATTATAAATCAGCTGGCTCGTTTTGTCCTACGGATCCTGTGTAGCCGTATTCTTTAGATAACTTATCGAAACAAGATTTCATTTGTTGATCAGAAAGACAATCTACTAGATCATTAAGAACTCTTTGGTCGTTACCACTAGCAGCTATTAAAGCATTTTTCATTTGGTCTTTTGCACTATAAAGTGGCTGACCGTACTTCATCTCGTTAATTTCCTTTAATTCCGTAAATGTTTTCATAATTGTTATTTTTTAATTTATATATCTATTTGTAAAATATTTTTATCCGTATATCTGTTTAATGAAGCAATTAATTATTCTTTGAGTAGAAATCCCTTCAATACCTAATTTCATTCCAAATATATCTTTTCCGTTTTTAAACCTAACGCCTTTAGAAAATCCCTTTAATGAATTCAGATAGATATTTCCAGAATTCTCAAAAACCGTATATTCAGGGAGAGTTTCAATAGAAGAAAGATCCACATACCCATTATTTTGAAAACAAACGTGAGATGGAAGATAATTAACGTCTTCCAAATTGACATGTCTATCGGTAGATACAATTAGAACCTCCCCATTTTCATTATATGAATAACGATATGTATATCCCTTAAGTTTTAATAGAGATTCAAAGGCTTTTTTAGAATCTTCTTGTCTCATATTTCCATCTTTATGTCCAAATAGTTACACTTAAATCCAACTGAAAATGCAGAAAATTGTGGATTATTTGATGTGTAATTCAATTCAATTTCACCAAAAGAAGTAAAAAGAACTTCTTGAAATGTAACTGAGGAAACAATATCACCCTGGTTGTCCATTATCCTAAGAGGAAGATTCATTAGGAATACTTCTGGGTTTGCAAAATTAATAAAATCTAATATCGTATCCAGCATTATCCAATAACTAATAAAACCATCAGTCATTTTCATAGTAATAGTAAATTCTTTGCTAAATAGGTCCTGAACAGGGTTAGCTCCTTTGTAAGCTATCTTTTTACCTAATTTTCTTACCTGTTCAACAGAATCCAAGGTTAAGCTAGGAAATGAAACGGATTGTATGGTACTATTTATATACTGTTCTACAGTGTCAAAAGGTATTGGCTGTTTCTTTATATAGGGCAAATATTTTTCAGTTACCCTAGTAGGAAAAAATCCCCTTGGAAAATTAAAATAAAAACTATTGGACCTTGGATTTAAAATCATATTTTATTTAATCTAATTGAACACTAACTTTAAACTTAATTGATGATATAAATGTAGGAGAATAAGAATTTAAATTATTCGTAGCTTTAGAATACAATCCTAAAAATTTATCTTTTGTTATCTGAGGATATTTAGAATAAAGATCCACAAGAGAAGTTACATAAAAAGAAGAATCAGATCCGGTAGAATTGCTAGGGAGATTAAATGTCCCAAACTGGCTAGAAGAATTCTGATTTGTCCCTGTTCCTTCGTCAAATACTGATTTTATTCCCGTAATTACAGAATTATCTAAAGCTATTCCTGTCAGTGAAGAAAGATCCGTAACCGTTTGAGTTGTTGGTGTTCCCCCGGTAGCTCCTAGATTCAATAGAGAAGCAGGGGTTAATGTATTAACAGAAGGTCTATTCGGAGTTTTAGGCGCGCCAACTATAGGTCTTTTTATAACAGGTGGAATTGCTTCGGATACATTAGAAGGAGGAGCTATCACTTCAACGACATCTTTTTCTCCTTCTGGTTTCCAGTATCCCCAATATATAACATTTGCCTGAAAAGTCTTAGCAGGATCTGCTACTTGTTTTATAGCATTCAATGCATTTGATCTTTCTAATATTCTTCCTTTTATCCCTTGTTTCAAAGAAGTTTTTAGGGGTTTAGCTGCAGCGGCTATAGCTTTCTGCGGAGCTAATGATTTAGAAGGATCTGGATCCTCGGTTCCCGAAGTTATAAAGAATCTTCTGTCTTTAAGGCTTAATATCTTATAAGAATTAGATTCATCTACTTTAAATAGTATCTCCCCTTTAGATGGGTTTGCAATGGTATTATCGGTAAATGATTTTATGTTTAACTTTTCTCCTTTTTCCTCCAAAAAAGATATTCTAAGGATTCCAAAAGAGGTTAGATCTACATCAGTTGCAGATCCATCAGATCCCGATTTTATAAATTTAAATTTATATAAATTATCGAAAGGAGAAACTGTTACCGTTAATTTTCCAGAACCTAAAGCTATCACCTCAGTGCTTCCTGTAGTAGATTTACTTTCATTAGGAATTGTGATATTGCTAAATACTGTAGTTACATAATTCTGCTGGAGTATGTTATTAATGTATTTAGTTCTTTCGAGAATCTTAACAGGAGAACTTTTAGTTCCGGATTGAACTACCCCTTGTCCGTATATTCTATTGTAAATTTTCTGTACCTGTGGAAAATTAGAAAGCTGTATAGGTGATATGTTAATTCCCCATTCGGAAGGATTGGAAGATGTGTATGTTCCTATTCTTATGACTCTAGATTGATCTTTATTGTTAACTAAAGACATAGTGTACCTAAGACTAAAACTTGCGGCTACACCAGCATTTCTAACTATAGGTCGATAGTAATTAGGAACATCATATGCAGTTGTTTGTATACTTTCGAATCTCGAGGTTTCTATAAAAGAAGCTCCTATTTGTTCTATTATCTGTATTTGATGTGAAATGAAATAACTATTCCCTATTGAATTTTGGAAAAGTATAAAATCTTCTATAAATCCTTCATTGTCAGTAGCAAAGTACTCAAAAAATTGTCCTTGGTCTGATTCCTTTATAGTAGCTCCTATATTAGAAAAAGGATCTTCTTGTTCTAAAGAAAGGAGAGCTAAAGTAGCAGTATTGTACCTTTCGTATCCACTATAAGTATTTATGTTTTGGACCTCGTTTAAAGAAACTCTTAAAGGAGCTCCGTATATGAATCCTTTTCCACTCTGACTTATAAGCCCAGCTAAAGTGCTAGGTTTAAAGAAATCTGAAGCAACAAGATATTTATCATTCATATCCTTAAGATTCGGTATCTTAATTTCTAAATACTTATCGTATATAGCAGAACCGATAGATATAGGGCTAGGACTAAATTCATATTCTTGATTTGTTCCCTTTCTAATGAGAACCTGAGACATTGTTACATATTTTCCGTTTTGATCTGGAAAATCTATGGTAGCAATTATACCATCTATATTATTCAGATTATATCCTGCTCTTATGTGATATCTAACGCTGTCATAAACTACTGAAAGATTGGAGGGAAAAGTAATGGGTAAATTTGTAGTATTTGTTAGCTCGTCTGCAAAATCATTAAAAGGAACTATTAGATTAGGATCTAAAGTGACATAAGAGGTTTCAGAAATTTTAACAACACTAGTTATTGTTGTGTTATTTGTTATTGTAGAATCAGCAACGGGGTTAAATATCTGTATGGAATTACTCATAAATCCGTTAACCAATTTATCATACCCTACTGTATTAGTTCCGGTATTAGTAAAATAGGTTTCAGGATTTGGCTGATCTGCATATCGATATTCCATCAATAGATATGAAGTCAGCTGGAAGAATTTTGATGTATAATTAAAAGCCATATTTATTTTCCGAATTGTAAAAATTTAGGGGAATATTGAAGACCAATTCCTAAATAAATTCCAGGTCCTATCCCTTTCTGGTTTGCTGCTAATCCCATTCCAAAATTAACTCCTATACTATAAGGTTTTCTAGCAGCTTTTAAAGCATCCCTATTTTCTTTAGTGTCTAATATGGTAAATGAATTAACATCTTTAAAATCTATTCCGGGATATTCTGTAGATACCCTAGTCATTAGCCTTTTGGTCTCCGGATCTCTGTAAATTCCTGTTGTTATTTCTATGTTTTGTTTTATATCAAGTTCAGCATCCCCTGTATTTAGTTTAGTGAAAACTAAATCTTCTTTATCTGGGCTTTTTGTTATATCTAACGTATAAGGTATTTTTCCAGATATAGTTAAACTATTATTTCCCTTCATCTTAGGTGAATGAGTAAATGTTATAGATTCTTTCCCGTTTTTATCTTTTTCCACTTTAGTCGGAACGTTTATAAATCTATCAATATAAACTATTTCAGTTCTAACCACAACAGGAGGGGTTGTACTTTTTCCATTGTCTTTAAGACCTAGTTTTGTTATTAACTTTTTTTGTTCATCTGATAATTCAGAAACTTTTAATTCCATTGCTGATTTTTCAACAATAAGATGATCTTTTTCCTTCTTTATAGTTCTAACCGAATCTTGCATAGCAAGATAATTATTATGTTGTCTTTTAGAGTCTGCTTCAGCCCCGTTTGCTCTTTCGCATTGTCTTATAGATAAAAATATAAGAAGAACTATTGCTCCTATAAGGACTAATCTATTAGAAACTATTTTATATATAGAATTTAAAATTTCGCTAATTTTTTTCATTTTGTTTTTTCTGTTTTGGTTTTCCATTCCATTGATAAAGGGTCTAATTCACCGATTCCGTATTTTTCAGTCATTTTTTGACAAAATTCTTTCTCCGTTTCTCTACAAGATTCAAGATTAGAAATTAGATTAGAGGATTCGGTTTCTAAAAATTGAATCTCTTTTTCGACTTTAACTATTTGAGAATGTATATCTATAAACTTTTTAGATAGATTTAATATCTCGTTTTGTTCTTTTTTATTTAGTTTTTTCATAGTTTAAGTTATATTAAAGAATTCGCAATCTATTTCGATTTAAGTATATATTTTTTCTTCAAATGAATTGAAATCGATTCTTAAAAAGTAGGAGCGGTGTTTCCTGTTATTGTAAATTGATTAGTTGCTTCTAATACACCGCCTTCTCCTTTGCAGGTTTTCCAAAATATTCTCCCGTTAGGATTTGTTGGGCTTCCCACGTAAGCCCAAAATAAATCCACATAAGAACATGATGATAAAAAATCTATATATACAAGTCTATTTTGTAAACCACCTATGCTCGTTTCATAAATATATGAATAAGCTATTCCTCCTATTTCACGAGTTCTTTGCATGTCATTATAATAAACCCTATATTCATTTCCTTCTCCTGAATAAAATAGGGGTTCAAACGAAGGTGTCGTAGCAGATGGTATAAATATATAACCATTGCTGGAAAGTGTTTGATCTGTTGTAACTACTATCATATTGGAATTCCATGAAGAAACAGAAGAAAGATTTAAAATTCTATTATTAATGTCTACATAATCCGAATGTAAAATTTTACTATTATTTCTTTTTGAATACGGGATAAATGATCCATAAAAGAAATCGCCAGGATTAGCAAAAACATTGTTTAATCTTTTCACGTGATATGAATAAGGTGCTCCAGTGGAACCAGCAGCAACCCCTCCGCTTGCACCGAAAACAGTTTGTTTATGGTTTCCAGAAGAAACCGAACCTAAAGGAAGGCCGTATAAAACAGAGTGACCGTCCATACCAGTAAAATCAAATACTCTAGAAGTAGTGGGATCTGAATTTACGGAAATTCCTCCGAAATAATTGAAAGTAGATCCTGTAGAAGGGGTTGAGCTTAATGTGTAAGATCCTAAAAACCCTAAATACTCAGATATTTTGGTTAAAGTTTTCGTGTATAGTTTAGATTCATTTACCCCAAAATTTAATGAATTTATTATTATAGGACTTATCTGGGAATTACTTGCAATTAGGCTAATCCTATTATCCCCCAGCAAATTCAAATTTCCCTGCGTAGTTGACGAAAAAGAATTTCCTCTTATAAACAAAGATCCTCCTAGGATAAGATCATCAGAAGAGATCTCAATATCTAGTAGGGAATTAATCGATAATTTACCTGGGCTTTTAAATATAAGATCAGAAAGAGTTCCTGTATTTTTCCAATAGAAAGAAGGAGAATCTACAGTACTACTTCCATTTGATTTGGAAAAAGAGAAAATAGGAGTATCTATTTGGTCATCAGTAGCTACTAATAATTTAGAATTATTAGGATTTACGTCTGATGCAGAAAAATAGGTATCACTTATAACTAAAGAAGTTTGATCAGGGGTATAAGTAGAATTAAATCCTATAGCAGATTTATTCGTTAGACCCAAAGGCCCAACTATTCCTGGGTAAACTTCAAAATAATCGGAATTAAAAAGGGATAATCCGGTATAAGACCAAGAAGAGGAATCTCTCTCATAGATATCTCCTAGAGAAGAAGAATTATCAACCCAAAGATCAAATTCTTGGGAAGATCCTGTTGAAGGAACTGTTGTGCTTCTAAACCATTCAGAAGCTCTATCCCCTGTATTTCCGGTTCTCCCTATTTTTCCAGAAGGTCCTGGAATTCCTGTAGCTCCTTTCGGTCCGATATATCCTTCGTGACCTATAGCAAAAGAAAGAACCTGATTGAAGTTGTAATTAACTTTATCTTTTATCTCCTTTTCGGAGTCTCCCTGGCTAATATATTTGTTATTAAAATGCATATTTTTTAAGGTGTAGCTCCATTAGTGTATAACTCTCCGCATTGAGGTGCTGATAAATTTAATCCGTAAGCCTGGTATAATACTTTAAACCAAATATCTGTACCCCCGGTTCCCCCTGCAGATCCGGATATATTCATTATTGTAAATTCTATTGTGGTTGCATCGATGGTCAAGTTTACTCTTTGATCCCCTAATGGAGGGACTGTATTTTTTGTATTTGATACATTTATCCCTAAATATCTAAATCCTATCGAAGGACTTGAGGAATGTACTCTGAAATTCACGTATTCAGAATCCTCTAATAAATTTAGCCATCCCCCATTTTCTCCAAAAGATCCCCCTGTTGCAGGACACCATAGGCATATTCCTCTAGTAGATCCGCCAACAGGGGGAGGATCTACATAAAAATCAAGACCCCTTGAAACATTAAATGAGGTGGAATCAGTTTCTCCGTTGAGAGCAACAGTGGGATTAAATATGATATATCTTATCGTTGTAGGCTGTATGTACCCGGGATCTTCTAAAGGATGCAAGGGATAAACCACCTTATCAACCTTAAAATCCCCTTTTCCCGATATTTCTAATATGCTCGTTGCCGAATTTGTGGCTTTGAATAGAGTAGATCCAGATCTAGTAGATGGATATATCTCATCCATTTTATAGTAAAGATTTCCTGCATCAGGATTGGGGGTTACCAAATTCAAAGATGGCTGTGACCCAGTAGTTCCTGTAGTCTGTATGTCTAGGATAGTCCTAGTACTTATATTGGATGCAGAAGATGCTATGCTTATATTTTTAGACTTAAAAAGAATCGAACTTGATCCAGAATTTGCGGTTATATTAAGATTTCCATTAGAAGAACTTGAAGAATATAATCCATTTATAAATTTATTTATTCTATATTGATTTGGTGAGTAAGGTGCGGATTTTATTATAATAGAACCAGATAAAGATTTTAAATTAAAGTCTCCTCCCAGATTAAAATCTAGGGATTGGGGACATAAAAATCCTAATCCGTAATTCCCATTGCTCGAAGTAGGACCAGTAGTCCAAAAGAAAGAAGGTGTTTCCTGATTAAAAGAAGTTCCGTGATAAGGTCCTTTTGTAAATTCTAATAGCCTCCTTTCTGTTATCTGAGAATTAGTAGAAATCACCATTTTTGTATATTGGGGATTTGCTATAGAAGATCCACTAGTAAGATAAGAATCACTAAGAACCAAAGTATTTAAATCCGGGTAAGGTAGAGATATGAAATATCCATTTTTAGAGGAAGTTCCTGTCTGGGTCTGTAAAGGCCCAAATTCTCTAAAAATATCAAGGCCATTTATATTGACCGAATATAAATCCCAAACCCCTGTAGAAGAATTGTAAATTCTAATCTCGTTATTAGAATTCGGATTCATCCAATAATCACCATTTAGAGGATTAGGCGGAGGAGTAATTAAAACAGTCCATATATTTCCTCTTTTACCCTGGGGACCAAAAGATCCGTTAGGTCCTTCAGATCCAGGATTTCCTGTTCTTCCCTCGGGTCCTATCTTTCCATAAGGTCCTCCTTCAAAAGAAAGTACTTGGCTGAAATTAAAATTAGCCTTGTCCACCAAATTTTTCTGTGAATCCCCTTTTTCTAGTAATAATAATTTAAGTTCTTGCATCTCCTATTTTTATATATCAAAGTAAAAAGAACCTCCGGAACCTCCATTAGAACCATATGCTAAATAATCTACGCTGGTCCCCCGTCCTGTTGCTCCCCTTGATATTACAAAATCAACCGAGGTAGCATAAAAAGGAAGGGTAGCTACTGTAGTCATATTTGAATTATTTCTTCCGTAACCTATATATTTAAACCCACTTAATGTATAAGTAGAACTGGCCACAGGATTTTGGCTGCAATATGCAGAAACCCTTATAGACTGGCCTCGGTCTAATCCTCCTGTTGCCCCCCATGAATAATCGGAATGTGAATAAACCCCAATTCCGCAATAGGAACTTGAATATGTCTGATTTGTATATGGATTAATTATTGCTATATTTCCCGAATTAAGGGGGAAAGGTCTAAATGTACTAGTACTAGTAGAAGCTGCGGGAGCAGATGTTCTTGCTGCTAAATACCAATATACTAAATTTCCCCCAACTTTTCCAGTTGCGCCTGGTATAGAACTAGGGTATGTTATTCCCCCGTCTACTTTATTAGTTTTTATTTTACCTTTAGTATCTATAAAAAACTGGGATTCTGAAGCAGTTGCTCCATTAGATTCCAGCATAACATTATACACAGAATGGGAAAGAGTACTAAAGTCGTCGAATGTTCTTTCCGTCTTTAATGCTCCAGTTGCTCCGGAAGAAACATAAATACTAGGGGAAGATGAAGATAATGTAGGGGCAAGATAAATATTTCTTCTTGCGTGGGTAAATGTTACTCCAACATTTAAGTTTTGTGTTGCTATATTAGAATTTCCCAATGGAAAATTTAAATTTATCCCCCCAGTAGCACTTAGATTATAAATCCCATCGAAAGTAATTCCCGTTGCGGATTCCATAGTTATATCGGATGCTGTGATATCCATTCCTGCACTTGCCCCTATCGAAAATTTACCCCCCAATACATCTAGATTTAAATCAGAGCTGGCCGAAGATGGGCTTCCCCATGTAAAAATAGGGTGAGAAGAATAATCCGATATAGAACCATCTTCTATATCGGATTTAGAAAATTCTAAAAGACCCCCGTCATTAACAGAAGTATCTGTAGAAATTTTAAATTTAGAAAGTTCTTTGTTTATTAGAGGAGCAGATTCTGGGGATTGATCACCAAGAACAAAAGTATAAAGAGAAGGAGAGTTTTGGTCCTCCGTTATTGAAGTTCCCGCGGATCCGCCTATAGAGGTATACGTAACATCTCTGAATAAAGTATTTTGTGTTGATAAATTATACCCAGTATACTGCCATCCAGAATCCGTAAATATATAAATTTTAGAAGTAGATACCTCTACCCAGTAATCTCCTTCTACCGCATAGGTTCCAGTACCTCCCGGTTGGGAAGATCTAACAAACCATCTAGATCCCCTGGGACCAGTGATTCCTGAATTCCCATTTAATCCCTGTAGTCCTATAGCTCCATCACCTCCGGTAGGACCGATATTTCCTTGAATTCCCCCATGAAATTCTATTAGCTCATCGAAATTGTTATTTAATTTACTAACAAGTTCGTTTTGACTATCCGAATAATTAAGGCCTTGTATATTAGTATTTGGCATATTTAAATTTTAATAATCGGTATTGAAAAAGATAAAGAGTAATTAAAATTTTTCTCCGTATCAAAAGTAAAATTATAAACCAAATTATTTATTTGGGTTAAAGTGTAATTTTTATTTAATGAATACCCAGTAGTAGCTCTTTGATATGATGTAATATCCCCAACAACTAAATTAGAAATAGAAATAGTTTCAGAAGCAGTCTTTTTAACATATAAGTCAAAATTTCCTCCCTCATATGCAGGGGATATATTTAGATCTATATAAGTATTTATATCATCATTAATTGAATTAGGATCTCCTACCCCAAATTCAGATATTATATTGTCTAAAAAAACATTTTTTATACCTGAATTTAAAATATATCTTCTTAGGATTCTATCAAGTCTTATAATTCCAAAAACTCTATTAGAATCAGGAAAATACTGATAGAAAATTTCTACATTCGGGAAAAGATTTTGATTCAACGATGAAAGATCCGTTCCGGATAAATAAGTTCCTCCGAATCCTATTCCGGTTCCCGTATTATCTTTATTAACATCCTGGATTTCTTTTACGTAAGAGCCCACGGTTGTATTTATAGAGCTAACCGAATTATTTCCATCAGTTCTAGAAATCTGAAGAACAGTATAGTTATTAACATAAATCTCGAAAGGAGTTTTCATTATCTTAGATCCCATGAATGTTTTATACTCTTCCATCGATCTTGTTCCCGCAACCTTTGTAGAAATTTCAGGTAAAGTAAATTTTTCATAATACCCAGGATCCCAGGATGAAGAAAATACATTAAAATCCTTTCTGGATATAGGGCTTTGACCCACTAATGGGTATACACTTCCCTGTGGGAGGTTAGCACTTTTATCTAATATATTTGATCCTAAGTCAACCTTAGTAAAACAAAGGTTTCTTGATATTCCAAAATAATATTTGCCAGGAGCAAAATTACAATTTCTAAAAGAAAGATCTATAGAATTATCTCCTGTTACCGTATCATTTTTATCCCTATCGAAATGTAATATCTTTCTAAATATAGGATCATATTTACCAGAATGTCTGGTAAGGCTAGAAGCTAAATTAGGATTTCTATCAGTTGTAAATGTATAAGAAGTAGGATCATTAGAACCCAATGTTTTTGGTCCGTTATATAAAGGGACAGGGATAGATCCCTCTGGCTTTAAAAGAAGATCTGGTCTTACAAAAGAGATTTCAAAAGAATCAGAGGTTTCTTTGGTAGAAGAAGAATCGGAATCCCAAGAATATGTTCTATATTTTATATAAGATGATCTTTTTTGTAGTTCTCCAAATATGTACCCTACTGATATTCTATTCATTATAGCATCATAATAATTAGAACCCCCTTCTACTTGAAAAACTGGTTGGTTTTTATATATGCTGGAAGGTCCAACTGGGATTGTTGCAGGGGAAACAAAAGAGTATGGTATATTAAACGTATAGTCTGGGGTTGTTGTTATTCTTCCAAATTCTATAGAATTTGAATTTACTCCTATTGGCCAAGGGTAATTAAGACCCGTTGTTATAGTAGGAACATAGAAACTTAAAGGACCTGTTGATCCAGGAGAAGAGGTTGCACCTGAACTGTTAGGAGAAAAAGTTTTAGTTATTTCATCTCTTAAATCCGTATTATATTCCGGGTTTGTTATAGCATAAATAAATCCAGTAGGATCTATCGTATTAACTGAACTCCCTGAAGATAAAGAAAGATCAAGTCCTACACTTAATTTAATATCATCTATCGAATTAAATCCTTCTCCGTCGACAAGAGGATATGTTATCTTTTCTTTATCCGAAACAGTATACAGAAGAGTATAGTCTAAAATAGGGTTAGATCCGGTTCCACCTGTGTACCCAAGAGAAAGAGATTTTTGATCTTTAATAACTACATCTATAATAAAAACTATAAATTTCTGAGTCGTATTTTCAATAATTTCATACGTTACGGGAGATTGTATAATAGAAGAATCCTCTGGTATAGCTCTTAATATAGCTGAAAATTTATAATCTTGAAACCCTTTATATCCAGGAACATATCTATTAGAATCTTCTGGGTCATTCCCTGTTAGATCAGATCTCTTTTTTATCGTTATCTTTACCCCTCTAAAAAGAGTTTCGTAATACTCGGTTGCCTTATTATAAATCAGGGGAGTAAAAAGTTCTTTTGTGTAATTTTTTAAATCCCTAAAATCTAAAGGGTAATCAATAGGCTCCACCGTAAAATACGAGGGAAGATAAAGATTATTAGAAGAATTAGGATCTGCATCCTTAGAGTTAGCTAGATCTATAGAATAAGGTAAATAGCTATTTTGATCCCCCATATACTCGATAGGGAATTTTCTAGGGGGAGATTCTAATAAAAGCCATTCCTGAGTAAGGTATTTAGGATCTCTTTTATTTCTATCTACAGATGGCGAAAAATTAGTAGGGGTAAATGCAGGAGTAGAATTTAGTCTATATGAATTTCCTCTAGCGTCAGTTCCTGAGCTATAAACCCATTTATTAACAAAAGGAACTACCCTAGAATAATTCGCAAACCTAGTATTGTAATTCTCTGAAAGGTAATCGTATTCTGTTTCTAACTTGCCGAAAGAAAATATTTGTTCTTTAGTATTTGTAGAAGGGGGTGTTCCCGGATTTAATTTTTGTATTCCGATGAATCCATTAAAAGTATCTAAATTCGGTTCATATCCTATATTGTTATATGTGGTAGCAAGACTGTCGTATTTAACATTAGAATATTGGGCAGGAAAAACTACTACAGGGAAATTAGGATTTGGATTATATTCAGCATATGAGGTAATACCGATAACCCCGTTAAATGTAGATCCCGTATTAAAAATAGTTGAATTATAAAATACCTGCCCTTGTTTAATAAAATAAGTAATCCCGTCTTCTATGACACCTTCTCTGGAAGGCTGTATCTCGTAATATTTATAGGTTTCGGGAAAAGGGTTATAAGAATAATTAGAAGAAAAGAAATCAAAATCAAATTCTTTATAATCGAAAAAAGTAAAAATCCCTACCTTTAAATCTGGGGTAGAATAAGTGTTAAAAGATTCATCAGATCCTAAATCTACCCTTGCATAATCGTCTTCGAATTCAACAACTAAATTAGTTAAAAATCCATTAAAAGAAATAACTTTTTTACTATCTTTATCTATATTAGGGGAATCAATATATCTGGTAACCCCTTTTATCTCATTAAATCCTCTTAGCGTTTTTATAAAATCCCCTAAAATTACTTGGTCAGTATATTTACTCTCGAATATTAATCTATTGTTTTTAGTTTTAGTTCCACCTACAAAATTAAAATTTTCATTTAATGACGAAGCATCGATTCCTTTTACGTTTAAATATCCTGAAGGGGAAAAAGTATAATATGGATCCCAAGAAAGGGAATCCAAAGGATTCGAATTGAAATTCCCTACTAAAGGGGAAGGTATAGAAGAATTAGATTGGTAATATTTATCCAAATAGATAACAACATCACCTGGCGTATAAGAATCTGTATTATTCCATTCTTTTTTATAGATAGATTCAAAATTTAAATAATCATCAAAAACACTAACGAAGAAAGAAGAATTACCATACGTCCCCGTATTCTTCAACCTAACTGTCGTGTAGCCTTCATTAGATCCAGTGTCCCAGCTAGTAGCATTCAAATCATCCAATACATTAGAAAAGGCCCCAGAAATGTCGCTGGTGTCTCCTAAATAGGCATTAAAATAATAGGAATCCCCAGAAGAATAATATGCTCCTTTTAGCCAAGGAAATATTGAAGAAAGATCTTTAGATTCTACAATATCGTATTTTCTAGGACCTTCTTTTTGTGATCCATTCGGCCAAAATATTTTAAATGTTAAAGTGGAAGGTAAATCATAAGGCTTTAAGAATTCTACATCTATATAGGATCTTCCTGCATCTTCGGGTTTGGTAGCTTTTATCGAAGCTGTCTTTTTACCTACCCCTGTAAAATCTAAAAGATCTAATTTAGTATCGTGTAGGGATAAAGACCCTGCAGTTGCTCCGGTAGAACCAGTGGCACCAAAAGAAAGTGAATTATAATCGTACGGACCAAAGAAATTCGGGGATGCGATATCATTAGAATTGTAGGTTTCTGATCTTTTTAAGCTGTAAAAATTTTCATTTTTATCAGTTAAATAAAATAATTTATATGGGTCATTTAGGTTAACGTCATTAGATCCAGGCATAAACCCTGAGGAATTCTCATAAAAGAATTTAATTCCTGAGGTTGCTCCTAAACTAGAATTTTCCGTATTGTAATAGTATCCAACATTATTTCTATTAGGTTTTGGTAAATTTTCATTTCCTGGAAGATCTTTGAATTCATAATAAAAATTTCCATTGCTTCTAAGAGATGCTATGTCGTTTCTCGAAACATACATTCCAAAATATCTATTTACGGTATAAAGATCCGAATCCTCGTCATCAAATAGAAATTCTAGATTTAGTAGATTAGGGCATATTACTCCATTTCTGGAGAAACCAGAGGTAACGTAATCTTCTAGATCTATCATAGAATCTGAATCTGCAGATCTTAAATAATCATATAATATTTCACCTTTAGATGTAAAAACCCCATTTTTTATATCAACACCATTCCAATATGAATATCCATTAGGAGACCAATTTATATCTATAGGGGATTTAGAAAAATTATTATTGTTGATTATAGATCTTATATAATCCCCTATTAGTGTATTTTCTCTTAAATCAAATGTTTTGATTGCAGTAGCATTGGGTAAGATCTTATCTTTAAACGTATTTTCTACGTCGTTAACTTTATCCAGGTTTAAAAGTTCATTAAATATTACAACTTTTCCTGATCCCTCTATAGAAGAATAAGAATTATAGGATAAACTTCCCTCGAATATAGATCCTCCAGAATAATAAATATCGTTCCCCAAAGGATCTACACCGTATTTTATTTTATAATCCGGAAGATTAGTAGAAGGATTTATATAGGTGCTATTATAATCCGCTATAACCTTATAAAAAGTCCCACCATTTATAGTAGTTACATTTTCTGTATAGGTGTAGCTTAAAGGGCCAGGAATTTTAAATATAACGAAAAAATCTGGTAATTCATCTTTTATCCAAAGGGGAGAAAAATAGCTAAAAGCTTCTGGGTAATTTGGATCTATGAAAAGAGAAGCTCCGCTACCATAAAAGAAATCATACTGTCCAGCATAATTCGTAGAGGTTTTGGTCTCCCCGTTAGTTTTTTTTGCTACTTCGAATATAGATTCTATAGGGGTTTGTCCCTGCTGAAAAAAATTATAGACATCTACATTAAACGTATTTTTTCCAGTTACGTTAAATTTTTTGAAATTTTTTGAACTTAATGTTGTATTTGCAGAAAAGCTATTAAAAGAAACAGCTCCTTTCGAATCTACAGTTATTTTTAAATTCCCTGTGATTTTTGGGTTTGTTCTTAGAACAGAGAAAGAAGAATTATAATCAAATAATTTTGGTTCTACCATTACGATATTTTTATATTTTTTTAAGATCTACTAACAACTGCACTATCGAAATTAGGAGCTACTAATGTTTCATTTTTATACGATCCTGTAACTTGTACGTCAAAAGAAAATATATCCTCATTTTTAATTTGAATATCTATTCCTAATTTTTTAGTGTATGTTATGTTAGAAAGATTTCCTGATTTTCTAAATCCTCCAACGTAACCTAATTTATCAACTGCTCTGAATTGGAAAACTAAAGGAACGTTTATAGCATTAATTTCCCCGCTTTCTAAATAAACTGTAGAAAGAGCACTTCTACCAGGGACTTGAAGAAAAGCTGAATCGACAGGACTTAGGAATAGATAAGCTCCACAAGAGTATTTACCTATTAGATATTCGTCATTTGCAGAAAATCCTAATTTATCAGAATACATTCGGTCTTCGAGTCCTGCAGTTGGCCCTGTTGCAAATGTTATAGGATCTCTATAACCTTGTTGAACCGCATAGTCAGGAAGAGATGTATCCCCCCAGAAAGTTTGGGTATGTCTGAAAGGAGGGTAAACTTTGGTGTCCACTGAATAAGGTAATACCAAATCGGAATACGTATTGTAGCTATAAGCAGCTCCTATCTGAACCAGATAAGGATGACTTGGGGATATACAGAATTCAGAAATAAATCCCCCGCCGGCAGGAGTTCCGCCTGTGGTACCCGAGAAAGTTCCCGCCCAAACACCAGATGCAGTAGCACCAGATGCAACGGTAGGGGTATTTGCAGGGTCATAAGGGGTAAGTATTGTTCCATTTTGTGGATATGTACCAGAAACAGTAAAATTGGTCTGAACCGATCCATCATATGCATATGTAGAATTATACAATGAAGTAAATGAACCTGGAATAACAGGGGCTGCCGGACTGTTCCCAGCAGGTGTATTCGTGGAAACGTTATTATCTACTGCACAATATAAAATTTCGTTAAGCCCTACACTTTTATATCTAGGATAAAGAAATTGGGAATAAGATCCAGAGGAAGCAAAGGGTGAAACTTGTCTAAAATATGTATTATCTTCTACCCCGCTTGATGTAAGAGAACTTATAGAAATAGGACATTGTCCATATCTTAGATTCTCGTTATACCCAACTGGAGAAGTAGATGTAACTACATTAGGTGCTTTAATTCCTAATCCCCCAGGTATAGTAGAAGCTAATTCTACTGCAGTGGTTTGGGAATTATAAAGTTGTATATTATAAGTGGTTGATGCAATCTTACCAGCATCTGTTAATAGAGGATTACTGAATATTCCATCGTAAAATCCAGCATTAAGACTAACTAAAGATCCTCTTGTTACCTTAATCTTTTGGTTTAAAGAATCTACTATGTAAATTTCAAGAATTCCTTTGGTGTTAGTAATCTGTGATTTAAGTATCTCTATTTGATTTTGAAGATCTGTTACTTTTTCGAATAGACTTATAACAGATCCAGATCCAGTATAAAATCCACTTGCTATATGAGTAGAATTGTGATAATAAGTAATATTTCCATCGGTGAATTGTTCAGATAAATGCTGAGGTAATCCTTGAGAGTTTAAGGTCTGTTGAACCTTAACAACTGCAGAATCTTCATTATTTTTTAATAGAGTATCTGAAGCCCCGTTTACATTAAGACTATCCGGGAAATTTATAACAACAGAAGGAGAAAATTCAGAGGTCAACGGGTTTTGAGGCCATCCTGCCTCGGAAATAGAAGCTATTTGGATTTCAACTTTTTCCCCTTTTGTTATTGGTATATCTAATTGATTTATGTTTACCGAATTTGCATTAGAAGGATCTTCCGTTGCCCACACATATATTCCTTTTATTGGATCATAAACTTTTTTTCTCTCCGGGGTTTTAGATTCTACCCAGTTAGAAAAAGCTGCATTTTTCTTAAGACCGTCTTTGTCAGTATATTCTATTTGATCAGAAGGCTGAGAAGAACCAGAATCAGAAAGGTATCTGTATCTAATTATGAATTGGATAACCTCTTGTTTGGTTGTCCCGTTAACCACTGGGTCTGGAATAGGCCAAAACCCTCTAACTCTATATTTAGGTTTTTCTAAAAGCTGGGGGACATCTTTAGTTAAAGTAGAAACCTCGCTAACTAAAGAAGCATAAAGTTCTGATTTATTAGATCTTTCAGAAGTTAATGATTTAATATTATTCTCTAAAGAAGATTTTTGATCCGTAAATGTAGAAAAAGTAGATCCTATTCCTCCAGCAGTTCCCGAATTTAAATTGTTTACCTGTAATTTAGTTTGTTGTAAAGCTTGATCTATAGAATCTATTTCACTTTTTATCGAGGTCTTAAGTTTTAATTTATCGTCAATACTTTTAATAGAAGTGGAATCGGTAACCTGTTTATTTATTTGAACTACTTTAAATGAATCTGTTGTTACCGTAGGTATATTAGGGATTAATCCTTCTAATGCAGTAACAGTGTTTTCTTTAGCAAGTCCTATAAAAAGTTTACCAAAATCGGAAACGCTATCCTTATAATAAGTCGAAAGATTAACTACGGATCCGTCTGTTGTGGTTGTTTCTAACTCGCTAGACCAAAAGGAAACTCCGGTAGACCAAGTAGCAGAAACGATATTAAAATCATCATCTATACTCTTAAAGAATATTCCTTGTCTTTCGTCATTTCCTACATTAACATCTGCAAATCTATTTCCGAAATCTGCCATTGCAATAGAAAGAGAATTACTTCCTAAAAGTACAGGTTGATACCCGGAAACTCTTTCTAATTGAACCGTAGAATCTGAAATATTTACAGAGGTAATCTTATATCTTGTTCCGTCCGGTGTAGATAAAGTATCCCCATTTTTTAAAGTTTCCCCGTTGGTAACAGATCCCGTGGAATCTGTATAATTTAAATCGGTAAGCTTATAATTTCTAACGGTAACCTGAAAAGTATTTCCTTGTGAATCTTTTTGATTTACAACATCGTCTATAAAATTTAAGACCCCAAAAGTTCCAACATACCTTATAGTCTTAAGAGGAAGATTTATTATATCTTCGTCTGTAAAATAGGATATCCCATATCCCTCTAAAGCAGCGATAAATCCATCGTGGCTTATATCATTTTTACCTTTTAGATTAAGATCAAAAAAGTTTTTTTGATTTTCGGTTTCAGTGTTTGCTATAATTCTTTTAATAACTATCCTATCGGAATTTTCCGGTATTTTCCCAGTTACATCTACACTAACATATAAAAGTGGACTTAAGAAGCTCTCAAAAAACCAATTATCTTTTACCTTAAATGAGCTTGGGACCTGAAGTTCAGATGGACTTGTTGGTTCCTTCAGTGTTTTAGATTTATACACTTGTGAATAGGTGCCATCAGAATTTCTTACAGTAGCTGAATTCTCATCTAAGCCAGCTAAAGATTTTACATTACTATTCAATCTTTGGATTTCCCCGCTCATATACCCATAAGAAGGTATATTTACTGTTGTTGGTAATCCTTTCTCGTCTAATATTTGTATAGTAACAGTTTCGTTGGTAGAGGTCGCAACCTCGTTTAACCCGTTTATTATTTCTAATGAATTAGATTGTAGTCTTAAAAACTGAGCTATTAAAGAACTTATACTATTATTTGTACCTGCCATTTTTTTATTGATTATCTGTCAAACTTTTTCCTATTGCATCCACTTGGAATATTAAATTCTGATCATCGATACAAACTATATCAAATACTGGTTTATATCCCCATTCAGAAAAAATAGTATCATCGAGAACTATTATTGTCGTAGAATAAATTCCTCCTGACGGAGAACTTAAAGGGTATAGACCTTGAGCATCAGTTACTATAGTTATTATGGAAGACTGCGGATAAACTTTATCCCCAAAAGATATTCTAAATCTTTGTCCATTTTTCCATTTGACCTTAGTATCATCTATTCTGATAGTCATATCCCCGGTTAGATTTATATCTATACCATTATTTATATGTTTAAAATAATTGGAGAAATTTAATAATTCTATTACATTCTGTCCAGTCTGGGTTAGAATACTATATCCCTTATTTTGTCCTATGTTAAAATCTTGGCTAGTGTTATTTATCGTAACCAAATTTTCTACGCTTCTATCAACACCTATACCTAATCCTTGATTTATCGTATTTAAATTGTAAGACACTTCAACACTAGTTTCATTGTTAAGTATAGATCTTGTTAAATCGTAATTTTGATTTATAAGGTTTAATATAGATTGGGTGTTGTTAAATAAAGCTTGATTTGCAGCCAAAGATTCTTCTATCCCTGCTATTCTCGCATTGAAATTTATGGAGGTTTCTGTAGTTAAAGCTATATTCTCTAAATTAGTTACTCTATTGGAAAGATCTATAAATTGGGATGCAGATTTATTAAGCGTAGAACTAGAATCTTGAAGAACATTCATTGCATCCATGAACATACTCAAAGAGAAAGAAGAATAATCATTTATCGCCTGTTCTACACCAGTTTGATCTATATCGGTATCGAATTTAAGGTTTATTTTAAATCCAAAAGAGTTACCATTTAACCCTGTAACTGGATTAGGTCTTTTCTTTTGTGTTCTAGGTATAAATATGTCTCCTGAAGAAGAATTAACCTCATCTAAAAATAATATACCATATAAATTAGTTGCTCTATCGCTAGGGGTTGCAGGATCATAAACATCATAGTAGATTAAAGCTGCATTAAAATCAAAATCCGAAGCATCAGGTACAGAATTGTATTCATCTAAAGTTGATATTTGCAAATCTGCAATTTCTTTATATGAATCAGGATCGAAATCTATACCTATGGAATCTAATTTACTTCTAACGTAAGTAAGAGAATTGGAATTCGCAGTTTTAGTAAGAATATAATTAGAAGGATCCGTAAATAACGAATCAGTAAAATATGTATTAGCAGTATCTCTAGGGGAATACCAATTTCCTGCTACCGGGGTAGGGGAAAGACCAGTATCTATGTAAGAAGCGGTAGGAGATCCTAAAACGTCATCATCGTATATAGCAAGAGAAGTTAATCCACTTGGATTAACTTCGGTGTAATTTCTTCCGAAAAGATATTCATCATTAAGAGGATTTAATGGACTATTTGTCCATTGATAATCTGGATAATAATTTGTATCTACGATATTCTTGAAAAGAACGGTTGGGGTATTTCCTGAATTAGTAGGAACATAAACATAAACTTCAGAATAAGAATTATTATTATTTGTTACAGAATTAACTATATCCAAAGAACCTACGTACTGAACCACTCTGTTGTAAACAGATCCGGTCATTCCATAAGCTCCAGTAGTTCCTGAAGTAGCATCTCCTTCTACGTATCTTTTTTGTGTTTGGGGAAGACCATTTGAATCTATGATAACACTATTTTGATTTAGTGTTGACACAACTTCAGTAGAATTTGCAGCTCTAAATCTAACAGCTCCTATCTCTTTAAGCCACTTAAAAAATATTCTTTCCGATATATTTTGTTTTTTAGTAGGATCGTAGTTATCATCTCCGGTTACAATAGATTCTAAATTCAAACAATAGCTCTGAAAACTTTGTGAAAAATCTATATTAGAATTTCCGGTTATAATATTTTGAGTATTATTTGCCCAGTCTAGAAAAGCTCCATCTGGTCCATTTAGTCTTACGTAATTCGTATCCGAGGTTGAACTATTATCAAAATCCGGAATGTTTAACAGGGCAAATTTAGAAAATGTAAATTTATTTGTGGAATTATTAAAAGTAAAAGCCAAATCCTCGGCAGAAGATGTAAAGGTATAAAAAGTACCACCTTGAACTTGCAGCGGCCTAATGAAAGGTGTTTTTGCCATGTTAAATTATATTATTAAACCGTAATGTTAGTAGATCCTATAACTATCCAAGATCCATTCATGGTTGCTTGCCCTTGACCTATCCTAGGTTCCCATTGAAGAGTAATAGAAGATCTATATGATTTATTCGGAGGAATTGTAATTCCCAAAGATGAATACCCGCCATAAGATGCATCGGTATTAAATCCTGTATAATAAGTGGTAGAACCGGTAAGACCTGTAGAAATATATCCTGTTGCAGCTGTGGTATTTACTATAGTTACCCTTGTTCCTTGAGGTATATTCGGAAGGGTTCCTCCTACAGGAGAAGTTCCAGCAACAACTTGCATATAAAATCCAGTAGGACCACACTGAGCGTAAATAACATCCTCTAGACCAGTTATAGAATAAGGGGAGTTTAATGAAGTTAATCTACCACCTCCTCCTACTGTATTTGCAGGGAATGCAGTTCCCGCAGTTAATCCGGTAGCAACTGTAGTATTCTGGCTTATGGTATGACCTTGAACCCCAAGATAGAATGCTCCATTTGCACTTAAAGATCCGTTAAAGCTAGAGGAACCTCCTGCGATAAAAGTAGAACCACTCCCTAAAGTTATACTTCCATTTGCTGCTAATGCACCGGAAACGGTAACATTTGTAGATGATAGGGAAACAAGCGAAGCTCCTCCTATCGAATCAAATGAAGTAAGTGAAGTTCCAGTTGCAGGTAAAGATAGTGAATCGAATCTTCCTATTTTTGCCATAACCTTTCCTGTCGATGCAGATGTTAAGTCTAATATACCATTAGTAGTATCTACTCCAAAAACCTGGACATATCCATTTATCCAGTTCTGAAGTATTAAAAAGTTAGAATTAATAGTAACCCTAGATCCCGATATGGAATCAGATCCTAAAATTTCAGTAATGTTTACAGTTGAAGCCATTTTTTTGTTTATTTTTTATTTTTATATATCGTTTTTTCAAATAGTTAAAAATCAAAATTGGTTACCAGTTATAGTAAAAACTAGAGGTAAAATTTCATTATTCTCTTTTTATTTTTCTATAAGTAGAATCTGGATTATCCGGTATAACTATTCCTGGACTAAATTTAGTTTTATTTTTATCCTGTATTTCTTTTTGTTGTTTAATTAGATCTTTTTTCAATTTTTGTCCCTGATAAGATCTGTCACTGAAAGGTTCATCTACCCCGTAATTAACAGAATTTATAGGACCGGTTTTTCTTCCTGGGATCCTCATTTTTTTATGGTCTATTACTTTGATGAACCCATTTCCTGTGGTTGCATAAACATTTCCTTCTGAGTCTAAAACCTCATTATAAATAGTATATTCTCCTTCTTCAGTAAACGTATAGATAAAATAAGGTGAATATTTTATATTCAATATTTCGTCTCCTGTAACTGAATTGGAAAGAACCCATTTATTTGTATTTTTACCATATATTTCAGAAGTATAATTATTAAATACTATAGTAGACATAAGAGGAACTTCAAAGGATCCTTGTTCTTTTACGTGGGAATCACTCCACACCCAAGGATCTGATCCTGGTCTCGATATTATCTCCCCTTCATTTATGCCTAGATTCGGGGCATATTGTTTAATCAGATAAGAGAATCCGGTAGTAACAGGAATATCTATTATTGGGGGATCTCCAAAATCTATATAAGCAGTTAACCCTAATGAATTGAATCCAGAAAAGAATATATTAGAAGCCGCATCATTAGATACAGTAACGTCCCCGTTAAAATCTCCTATTGTTACCGTATCATTAACCCTGGAATTCTCATCGGTTTTTAATATCTTAACAGTATATGGGGTATCATAATTTTCATAATGGATAACGAATTGATCATTAGGAAGTTTTAATGTAGTTTTTAAATCTAAAGAGGAATTAGATCCAGTTACAGAGGGATAAAAAATACTTCTACATACAGTTTGTTCTGTTAGCTTTGCAGTTAAGAAATAAGTATTTCCTGTTTCTGCTATGAAATTTTTTCCAAAATAAGATCCAGAAGATCCAGAAGATCCAACTACAGTAGTTACGTAATAATTAGATTCATCTTTAGTTACCCCTATCTTATTCCCAGTGTTACCAAATGAATTCAAATAGAATCCAGTAGATCCTATAGGATTGCTAGTTATAGAAATATAAAAAGGAGAATTTGAAGACCCCGTAGGAGAAAGATAATTATTAGAAAAATAAAATCCTCCTGTTGCAGATCCTGTTATGACAACAGATTCCCCAAGATCCAAAGAATTTATCTCAGAACCTATTCTTCTCCATCCACTAGATCCAGGTGTATTCGAATTATAATTAGCCTGAAGGGAATAATCTAGGTTATTTAATTTAACATAAGAAAGTAATCCAGTATATGCAGGATCTGATAGATAAGAATCTACAAGATAATTATCATTTGTTCGGTTCCATTCATTCTTAAGAGTAGATAGATCTGCAAAATTTCCAGAAACATTAGATTCTACTAGTAAATGGGTATGGTAATTTGTTAATTGTACAGAGGTCAAAGGAACTTCTTGATTTCCTGCCAGTATGTTTAGATTTTTAACTGGGAAATTTCTAAATCTGGTAACCCGGTAAGATGAATTTATACCTGAATTATAATCCCCTGTAATTCCGGTAAAAGAAAAATTATTTCCTAGATCCCTCTGTATTTCCGTAGTAAATACTCCATATGAATATCCATCAGGATTTCCAGGAAAAGAATTCAGATTTTTAACTAAAGGATAAGTATAATTTGTCCATTCATAAAAATCTAAATTAACACTTCCCCCTGTCAAAAAAGGAAATACACCAGGATTACCGTATTGGTAGCTAAGTCCTATAAAAAGACCTCCTGGTATCGAAGATATAGATGTTATACTGTAAAGAGCATCTGGCGAAGCTGTTATGCTTAGGACATTGGAAGTAAGCAATGATTCTAATAATGAAGTTTGGTTTGCCGCCAAATCATCAAAATAAGAAATGTAAATACCATTAACGTAAGAAAAATTATTAGATACGGTATAACTAAGATCAAATTCTCCAGATGATATAGATACTCCTACACCTGCATTGTATGTCCAAGAACTAGATGCTAAGGAAGGACCAGTAGGTCCTAGAGGATCATATATCCAATCGTAGATTCCTGAAGTTATCCCGGGATAATTGATATTAGTAGCTCCGTAAGGTGCTCCGGTAACTCCATTTCCCGAAAATGCATTAGCTCCTTCCCAAGAATGCCAAACCCAAGGTCCAGATTCCATAAACCAATCATAAGATCCAGAAACCGATACCGTATTATTATCAGGACTAGGATCTAAAGAATCTATTCTAGTTCTATACCCTCTAAAAGGTAATATGCTATCAACGGAACCTGAATAATCATAGCAAACTACAAATCCCATTTCCCCGTAAAAGCTAGAAGATCCAGCAGTTCCGCCAGAAGCTCCTATCGTAGGGTTTAGATTGTCAATAGTAGCTAAAGTTGAATCATTATAATATCCAAAAGAAACTTGGGATTCCCCAGAAATATATCCTCCTATTAGATATTTGGTTCCGAGATCTGTTTCTAATGAAGTCGAACATGTAATCTTAACATCTCCTGATCCTCCTAGTGTTATCTGTGAATCCCATAAAGATTCCCCTATTTTTTCTCCTAAAACTTTTTCATCGTAGCTTTCTATTGGAGAATTACCCCAATAATATTGTTCTCCTGCTTTTCCGTCAGCGATGTCTTCTAAAGGGACAGTAAGAAATAAATTTCTAGGATCCAATCCCGGTAATTTTGAAGCTACGAATTCGCTATCATAAACTTGCCATTCGGGATAAGTCCATGTGTATTTATTCACTTTGGCAATAGGCGGAGCTCCTGTTTCTCCAGTTCCCCCCAGTGGAACTCTATAGGTAAAATTCCATCCCGTTGCACCTTCATTTTTAGAAGAAGCGTAGACGTGGGGTAAATCGTAAACGAAAGAGGAAAGATCATTTAGACAAAGTATCCAAAGAGAATTCTCATATAAGGTTATATTTCCTTGTTTTGTTCCGGCTTCTATCAGTCCTATATCTAAAATATTATTATTAGGAAGATTTGAATTTAATGTATTTAAATTTATATGTGTAGTTCCATTAAAATGATAAAGACCTGTTCCTTGTGATAATTCTCCATCTCCTATTGAATAGAATACATGTCCATTTTCTCTGGATTTTACATAAGTAACTGGGCCAGCTGTTGGATAATTCCAAAATCTATTTCCGTCAAAAAAAGATATCCCTTGATCTGTTCCTATCCAGAGATTCCCATTCTCATCAAAATCTAAAGTGTAAATATTATTGGATATTATTCCACTTGTACTAGTATTATAAACTCTTGCTTGTTTAACTATTTCTCCTCCGTCATTCAAAGAAAGAGTGCTAAGTATGCCAGGGGGTATTACCCAAAGTCCTTCGGTAGTTCCTAGGAAATATTTATATTTTTTCCCCCCGTATCCCTTTGCTTTTATTTGGAATATATGGGGCCAAGTGTATTCAGCTAAGGTTTCGTTCCATTTTTCTATATTTTCATCATAGAAAAATAGTCTTCCCCCCGTAACCCCATCTATTCTGGTGTAAGCAGTTGCCCCTACCGTTCCTATTCCGTTCAGTGGATTTATGAAAGCTAAGACCTCACTCCCGTATGGGGAAGCATATATTAAAGATGTTTCATACAATAGGTTATCAAAAGTAGATATATCATAAGAATACCAGGATTCTCCTACTGTAACTTCTGATGTATCGAGTTTAAAAACCAAAGGTGTACTTGGGGTTTGAGTACTGGAATTTAGCCTAATATTATAATTTCTGGTATTTCCCGCAAAGGTAGTAAAGTCTCCTCCTATAAGGATTTTCCCATCAGATTGTATCTCCATACCATAGACATCACCCGGTGAACCAAATCCTGGACTTATGGGGCTATAAAAATTGGAATCCCCTGTTCCATCTGAATTTAATCTTGCTATTCTATTTCTATTGAATCCCCCGTTATCGTTAAAATCAGTAAAATCTCCTCCAACTATAATTTTTCCATCTGATTGTATTCTACTAACAATGATTGTTCCATTCTGGAATCCTGATCCATCACCTGTACTAATCAGATTAGTGTAAAATTGGGTATCCTCTAAACCTGTATCGTTTAATCTAACTATTCCAGTTCTTGAGAAAGAGTTATATAGACTAAAAAATCCCGTGGCTATAATTTTACCGTCATTCTGTAAAGTTATCCCATAAACTGATCCATTAAACCCAGATCCATATAAAGATAGATTTGCATAGAATGCGGTATCCTCTATTCCGGAGGGATTCAGCCTTACTAGTCTTTGTCTAGAATTACCATTTAGGGAAACAAAATTTCCACCTATAATTATTTTTCCGTCGATCTGTTCCCTTATAGAATACGTAGTACTTGTATTATTAAATCCAGACCCTGTACCTGTACTTGTCAAATTAGTGTAGAATGAGGTATCCTCTGTTCCATCCGAATTAAGTCTTACTATTCTATTTCTAATATTTCCGTTAAAGGAACTAAAAGATCCCCCTATTAGGATTTTTCCATCCGATTGAACATATACCGAATAGACAAATCCATTAAATCCAGACCCTGTACCTGTACTTGTTAAATTAGTGTAGAATGAGGTATCCTCAGTTCCGTCTGAATTAAGTCTTACTAATCTATTTCTAGTATTTCCATTTAAAGTACTGAAACCACCCCCAATAAGTATTTTTCCATCCCCCTGGATTTTTATAGAATCCAGAGCAATCAGTGCATTGAATCCAGACCCTGTACCTGTACTTGTTAAATTAGTGTAAAATGGAATATCCTCAGTTCCATCTGAATTAAGTCTTAGTATATAATTTCTAGGGGATCCGTTAAAATTAGAAAATTGTCCACCCATTACTATTTTTCCATCAGACTGGATTCCAAAACAGGATACGATATAGTCAAACCCGGAAGTTCTTTGATTATAGAAATTTACATCTTCGCTGTTGGCTACGCTTAAACCATTTGATGTCTGTGCTATACCTCCCCAGAGAATTTCTTTATCGTCTATAGATATAGATCTGGTGTCTAAATAATATGGGGATCCGCTTGGAACTGCAGAATTTAGGGAATCGTAATATTCCCATGATGTCCCGTTAAATTTCCTTAAATCTTGTCCAGTTGCCCAAACAAAAGAATTGGAATCTAAATCTATCTGATTTATATAAATACTACTTCCAGGCATTAATTCTTTTTATTATTATATATTCCTTTTTTAAAAAGGTACAATCTTACTCTACACTGGAACCGAAGGAGGAGCCGGATAAGGGGAAGGAGAAGGAGAGAAACTCTCTATTCCTACATTAACCGGTGGAGAATCGCTATTAAAAGCCCCGCTCTCGTTTGGTATTGGTCTATAGTCATAATTTCCTATATGAGAATTTGAATTCGCATTCAACTCATTGGATATCTCTTGTATCGTAGACCCGGTAATTCCATAGAAACCTAAACTATAGATAGACGGATTAAAATTTTTGGTATCTGGAGGGGTAAGAATACCAGAGCTTACCGATATCAAATCTCCTATACTTAAATTATGTAATTCAAATCCTCCTAGCCAATCGTTGTTAAATTCAAAATCGAACCACGAATGTGCATATCCATCTTCCCAAGTATTATTAAAGAATATATCCCAATTTAACCTTTTAGTTCCCCAAAATTTTAAATTTTCATTCGGATACGTATCACTAGATTCACTCCAGTATTCATATGTTTCTAAAGGACTTATCCCATACTCCAGAGTTGGATCATAATATGTGGTAGATAATAGTCCAGAAGTTGATACTGTCATTGGAGTTCCATTCTGGGTATCCCCTAATTCATCTGGAGCATGTATTATTATCGAGGTAGGATTAGTTGTAGGATCCGTACAATAAGCAAAATAATCAGGGTATGTTGTTAAATTATTTATAGAAGAAACCAAATAATTTGTGGTATTATATAATAATTCTCCAGATATAGTAGATCCTATAATAATTCCTCCTACGTTAACAGAAACAAATCCACTCCCTGTTATTAACTGGGAAGGATAAGCAGTTGGCGAAATTTGAAGTCTGTTAGGGGAAACCGCAGAAATTACTCCTGGCCATACCGATTGAAGAACTGTACTTATTCTAATTTCGGTTGTCGATATTACAGTTACCTCCCAGCTTCCTGAAAGTTCAGGTATTGTGTTGGAAACGTAAACATAATCTCCATTGCTTAATCCGTGGACAGATGCAAATGATATTCTAACGTATCCATATTGGGACGGAGTTATTTCCAAAGAGTATATTTCGTTTACAGTTAAAAAGGATTGGGCCAAACGGATTTCTCCGGTAGCTCCTACCGGATCTGTTTTAACTTTAACGTAAACGTCTTGTCCTTCCTCTGCCTTATTTCCATAAAATGCGAAATCTAAAATTTCTTTAGGCATTAGATTTACCATTTTGTCTTCGCTCTTCCCTTCCGCCGGATATTCCCATATAGATTCATATCCATCCCAACCTCGGTAGATATTTTCCCAGTTGTAGTATTCTATTTCTCTATATCGAGTCCAAGAACTCGCTTCCTCAGTTGCCCAGGATTCTAATTTTATCTTTTTAGGTTGAACTGTTAGATTCTTGTTCTTTATCTTAGTAGATTTTGCGTTGAAGCCGTCATAGATGTTGCACGTGACATTAAAGTCTCCTGTGAAGGGGATAAAATGGGCTAGCTTATTAAAGTCAATTATAGGTCCTCTAAATTCAAAATTATAAGGGGATCCATTCTGGGTTGCATCTTTATTTATTATCCATTCTATTTCTAGATAATTAGAAAAATCTATGTTTTTCCAATTCATTAGCCCATATCCCTGGTTGTTGGAAAATAATTCAAATCCCTCGAAAGTATAAACTAAATTATCAGAAGTAAGGAGAACATCATAAGTTCCATTTGTATAGTTTGTATTCACAACAGTACCAGAATCTCCAGAAGGAATTTCTATAGTAAGTGTTGGACTTGATGTATACCCAGATCCAGGGGATAATATCGTAATGGTTGTTATTCTACTACCACTGATAACGGGTAAAAGAACTGCACCAAGACCTCCGCCGCCGGTAACTGTTATTAAAGGAACGGTAGAATAGCCTAATCCCGGAACGTTTATAGTAACAGATCCTATTGTTCCCCCTGTTATTCCTGCAGTTAAAGAAGCAGTCTGTGGTTTAATTTCTACGAAATCGCCTACTTTAAATGTTGGGAGATTTATTCCGCTCCAAGAAAAGTTCATTTCATCCCAATCCCATCGATCTATTTCTAATTCTAGGACTAACGGTGTTCCTATTGGAACTATGTACGGTAGATTTGTTGAAGGATCTATATAAGAAGGGGGATCATATTTTCCATCCCCTAAAAGTTGGATTTTTCCCTCTTGCTTTAATTCATAAAATTGATTTATCGAATCTATTAGACTTTCATTTTGGATAGAAGTGTAATTCTGCTGAAAATCTAATGGATTTATTATATTGCCTAGATCCGATATATCGGGAGGCAAAATATTTACGATTCCGTTTATATTAGGGTTTTGTGGGCAATAATAATAAACCGGAGTTATTTGTTGGGGATTTACATTCCAGATTATACTAGAAGATCCTGGGGTTGCTCCATTTCCCGTCAATCCTATAGGATCTTGCTGGGTAAAACCAGGGGATTCGGTTATATAAAAACTAAACCCTTCAGTGGAAAGATTAAAGTTATATGATTTTCCGATTACAACATTCAAAGGGGGATTAGGACCTGAAGGACCTGTTATTCCTAAATCCGGAAATCCAGTAAAATACAAAGCACTTCCAGTTCCGCCAAGAACATTTACCCCTATTTCATAATTATTATAATAAACACTTGGGGTTTGTATAGGAAGAGCATCTGGTTTTATATTAAAATTCCTTAAATCTTCTATGTAAGCTAAATCTGGGTTTACGCGGAAATCGAAATAATTACCGGATTTTATATCTTCAACCTCAAGAAAATCTACCCATGATCTTGTATTGACTACGGAAAAATAAACTCCTTCCCCTGTTATATCTACTATCCTTGCATTAAGAGGTAAATAGTCTCTTTTTAGTTTCTGTTTTAGCCCAAATAATTTTATTAAGACTTCTTCCTGTGTAAATTGAAAAGCATCAACGACTACTGGATATCCATATTCATCGGTTTCTGATGTCACCTTATTTAGATCATAATATAACCCAAATAAAGATGTTTTTTTGTATGTATTGCTAGGAACCAGGGTATTTTGGGATGAGACATCAAGAACATAATTACCTTCTGCATCTGGTCCATAGGTTTGTTCCATCCTGTATTTACCAGAATTTGGATTATCCAGAACATCTTTTATTTGATAAGATTGGGATCCTGTCTGTAACCTTTGTGTTTTTATTTCATTTAAGGCTATTTGATTCTTTAAACCAGGGGAAGTTAAATCTTCTTCTCCTAAAAAACTAAGATTTAACCAATATTCTTTTATCCTTAAATCCTGATATCCGAAAAATTTAAGAGCATTTATAAGTCCTTTGTAACTTCCTATATACGGGAATATTTCTTCCCCTGCTAAAAGTAGCTCTTTTCTCTTTTCGTTTATTTCTTCGTAGTTTGGTAGAGGTTCCTTAGGATCATGATTTCTTAGAATTATAGAATCCTCATTATTAAAAGCTCTTCCCAAGTTATTTGCTAATACCTTTAGCCTTTCGTCTTCTGCTATTATTTGTCCATAGAAATTAACTTCCAATATTTTACTTACATTAGCACCGGTAACCCCTGCACTTATGTCTTCTATGATAAGTTTTCTTTCGTATACCTCTTCTGATTCTTCTGGACCATTTAACCCTATGTTTACAGAAAGAGATTTGGATTCAGAAGGTGTAAAGGTAGGACAATTTAAAGATCCATTGGAGTAGTAATCGGAAGAAGATGCTATTATATCATTATAAACTATATTCGGATAAGAAACTATTAAAGGTTGTCCGTCGCCTCCTTCTAATTCATCCAATATTTTATAAGTGAATAATATCTCGGTTACGTCTATATTACCATAAGAATTATTGTACCATCTGGTTCTCCATTTTCCTGAAGTGGCTCCAGTAGCTAAAGTTCTTGGGTAACTATAATCAATTCCTCCAGAAGGACCAATTATTTGCTGGGTTATGAATATTTGTTCGTTTTCGTAAAGACCAGCCGAAACAGGATCAAAATAAATATTCCCTGTGAAATATCCGCCCGGTCTATTTTTATAAGATATAGTAAAAGATATGGTATTATCTAAACTAATTATATTCTGGCCAATAAAATTATTTACCGGAATTGTAATAAGAATTCCCCCTGGTGTAACTACACAAGAAGTAACTTTTCCTTTGAATTGGCTACCCTGTATTACTCTTCCATTTAAATAAATTTCAGATCCTCGGGATAAGAAATAATCGATTTCATTTCCAATTGAATTTAAATTGAAAAAATTGACATCATTCGTGTTAAACTGAAAGGTATAGTTACCTCCAGATTGCTGGAAAATAACATTTCCGTTAGAGGTAGAAACAGAACTAGTCTTATATAAGAATTTTGAATCTAAAGGGCTAGGACCTGTAGGTCCGATATATTCGAAATTTAAGGGATTCCCCCTTTTATTAAAAAATCTAAGTTTTAAATCCGCCATTTTAGAAAACTCTTCTGTTATTTTTAGGTACTGTATAGTTAAAATAATTTTTTATCTGCTTAGTAGTTTCTACTAAAGCAAAAAATCCCTTCTCAAAATAAGATAGAATACTAGCTTTAACCGGGTCTTTAAATAAGACCTTGGATAAAGTTTTTCCTAATATTTTATCTTTATAATCGAATCCTTCATATGCAGTGTCATTAGTACTATACATTACATCAAAGATATTATTTCTCTGATCGAAATCATAATACCTTCTTTCTTCATTAACCGCATTCATCTGCTTCATTATTTCCGTGTAGTCGGTAGCATTCGAGCAAGGAAAAAATTTAAGATCCCCATTAGCATTTATAACAGCAGATCTATATCCAGAGCATCCTATATTAGAAGATCTTTCCTCTGCCGATTGGGATGCATCATATTGATCTTTTTGGTCATAAAAAGTTGTGTTCGAAGTTTTATACTTAGCACCAAATGGGGTATAGTTTACCCTTAATTCATCTCCTGGAAAAAAAGGAGAAAATCTTTCATCTTTATGTTCCATCTTATTTATTTATTACAGATTGTCGGGTAGTCATATTCAATTGGTTATTGAAATTAACAGGAACAGGTAATCCCTGAACAGTTATATTTATAGGACCTAAGCTTCCTGTTACCGGGCTGACAGTATAATTGTTTCCATCGAGATCAGTCCATCCTCCCCTAAAAATCACCAATTGGTTTATTCCGATTATTATATCACCAAAACTATCTATGGAAGATGATTGATAATTTATAGTCACTCCAGGACCTGCAGTATTCTGTAAACCTATTAATGCTTCTTGATCTTCTTGGGATAGAAATTCCACATATACCGAATCTACCCCAGCTACAGATTCTATTATTGCAACCATATCAGATCTTGGTATTTTGTCTCTTCTTTTTAGATTTAACATGTAATCTGATATCTTATTTCTTATCTGTTGTTTTACAGTGCTGGGATCGAATCCTACGAATGTAGTCATATCTATATTCATGACGAATTTCTTAACTATAGGATCAACTATTTGAACCACCGTGGTTGCTATCATAGATCCTGAGTCTTCTATCAGATTCATTATCCTAGCTTTTTGAGAAGACGTAAGTATAAAGTTCTGAATAGGAACACTAAAATAATCCTGGTTTGAAGCTAAATTCAAAGTGATATCAGGAACTAAATAAATGTAAACAACATTATCATCATCCAAATTATCATCATCGAAAGTAGAGTATGCTTGTATTTGGGAAAATATTGCTAGCTTATTTAAAAATATCTCATAGCTTTGGGCATTTGCAAAAACAAAGGCTCTACTTGTTTTTGGTGCAACTATTCTTATCAAAGATGTTGCGTCTGGATCTGTACCGAAATCTGGATCTAATGAATTAACTATATTTAAATATTGATTTAAATCTAGAGATGCTCCATATAAATCTGTTCCACTGCCAGAGAATTTCCAAGTAAGGGGATTGTTTTGTGTGGAATAAACATTTCCTTTTATTCCTAGGTTAGTTAGAGATTCTACCCGGATTTTAGATCCTGGTTTAGGTATTTGTCCAAAGAAAGAATTACCAAAATAAACATCGATCCCATTTGAAATCCCACTCTTGATAATAAATCCTTTTGCGTTAAGAGGAATATCATAGAATGAATCATATCTTCTCCATCTTTCTTCATTAACAAAAACATCCACATAGAATTGATCTATATTTTGTCCATTTATAGAAGGAACATTAAAACTCAAAAGAGATGATCCATCCGAAGTAAAATTACTAGAAGCAAAAACCCCTTGAACTACTTTAAATGTTTGAGGCTGGGATTGTGAAGAAAGCGGGATTGTTACTGTATCAGAAGGAATAATCAGGGTATACATTTGACCATTTTGTTGATTTCTGATCTGAGTATTTCTGTTGATTATAACACTTCCCCCTCCTGCTTGAGTATTAGAAGAATTCCAAGATACAACAACTTCACCCTGGGAGGCTGTAGATCTTTTAGGGTCGTATCCTGATATTCTTGCAAGACTTCTTACCGAATAATCTCTGGTTGCTTGTTCTATATTTAATTCGGTTATGGAATCTTCTATGAAATAAAGAATAAGCTGGGATATATTCTGAAAAACAAAGGTAATTTGTCCCCAAGCAGAAGCTACAGTAAAAAGGTTTTTACTTTGGGAATAGGTTTTGGTAATAAAAGAATAGGTACTAGAAAGAAGACCTGAGATTAATATATTATTCTTTTTATAAATATTCATTTTTTACGTTATTAATAATGTAACAATAGGGCTTAAACCCGAATTTGAATTAAATTTAAAATCTAATGTTGCTATGTCTCTATTAGTTCCTAAGTAAAATTTTAATTCGTATGTTCCCCCCAATTTTTCGAATTCAGGTATATATGCTCTTATATTATTTTGAACCTCTTTTCTTACTGCTGATTCCGATAAGTTCATATCGTAGATGAGAGATTCTAAATCTAGACCAAAACTAGGATCTCCTAATACTTCTCCTTTTCTAGTAAATATCATCATTTTGATTTTTCCTACACAAGCTTCTAAAGGATCTGTTACTTCTAACTGATTCTCTTTGTAGTTAGGATCTTCTGGATCTTTATTATAAATTTCTCTCAGCATACATTTTATTTTTTTATATATCCGAGAAAAAAATCCAAGAAAAATATATTAAATTACGACCACTGTAAGAAATAAGAAGCCGTATTTTCTCCGTTTATCATTTCCATGACCTCCTGAACTTCTGCTTCGCCGTTTGCTTTTATGTCTGCAGAATTAACCTGAACCCCTCCAGGAAGGGTGTAAGCAAATACTCCAAGCATAGTTCCTAAGGCTATTTTACATTTACCTATACAATATCTGACAAATAATTCATCATCATATAGGTATTCATCATTTATAGCTACGAAACATCTCACTGCAACATCAGAACCGCCTGATCCAAATCCTTGGGCTAATTGAGCCTGCTGGGATCCAGTTCCCTTACCGCTTCTCCCGGGATCTCTACCCAGAATGGTTAGAAATTTAGTATTTTTATTCCATTTAAAAGCATAGGTAGGAAGAAGATAAGCTTTAGCTAAATCGAAATAGGAATACATTACAGTTCTATAAACTAAATTGTCACCTATAAAAGGGGATAACATTAGCTCTGATCCTAATAATTTAGAATCACTAAAGTCTTTATCCGGGTTTCCTGAAATTCCAGCTCCCCCAACTTCTCTAACATCAAATATAGTTACTATAGAATCCGGAAGTTTAATTTGTCTGGTTTTTCTGAATTCTGGATGATTAAATAATTGATTCGCAAGAACCATTATTCTTTCTTCTACCGCATATTGGTAATTATCATAGAACCAAGCTCTAGCTCTTTTTATAATTCTTTCTGTTTCCTGTCTATTCAGGTTATAGGGCAAAGAACAGCTAAAAGATATGGAATCTTCTATTTCTTGTACTAATTCGTCTAGAGTCATTTTTTAATAATTTAGGTTTCCAAATTTGGATCTTCTGTAATCTGGGTTTAAATCCTTTAATCTACTATCGGTTACAAACCTTTCATTTCTAAGATCATTAAATCCTTTAACTTTTATAGTATCTTTACCTATTTCTGCATATTCTCCGATGTTACCATCTCTTAGAACTCCTCCTATCGTCTTACAGTTAACATTTTTACCTTTGCAGTCAATAAAACAATCTGTTAGTTCATTGGAAAATTCTATTACGCTATCATTAACTTTGGAAGAAGATATTTTGCATCCATTAGCAACGTTACAGTTTTCTATTCTTGATTTTTTTATATCACAAGTAAAAAGATTACAGTTTTCTAAAGCTCCGCCTTTTATATCGCAGGATATTAAATCCAGGTCTTTAACTTTCATAAAGTTTCTTATCCTAGCTTCTTTTACCTGGTATCTACCATTTGTAGTGTCGTAATTAAAATAACAAGATCTAACATTACCATCCACAACCAAATCAAAAATTTTATCTTTTATCATTGGAAAATATGTCTTTATATTTTCATCTAATCCCTTTAGATCTACGAAAATATGAAAGTCTGGGAAATTCATAAAAAATAATTCAGGATTACTATAGCATCTTACAACTTTGCTATATTCCTTCATCATTTCTTTAAGTTTAGATAGATCCTCTTTGGTATATCCATTTGACCTATGGCTAAGAATATCATAAAGGTATAGAATAACATAATCTATAACTTCTCTTATTTCTTTTACCTTCTTTTGGTAATCCCTATTTCCTAAATACCTAAATTCTAGATATCCATCTTTAAGTTTAGTGAAATTTACTCCGTAATATTTTTCATCAGGAACTTTGAATAATTTAGGGTCTATGTAAGTTATATTCTCTAAAATAGAGAATCTATTAACAGGAACGACTCTTTTTACCGTGTTAGCATATACGTTATTAGATCTATTTCCAAACTTGGAATAAATAAAATTTTCATCTATTCCTAGTATAAATTTAAGTTTATCTAAATTTTCTATTCTATCCTTTATTTCTCTCCTGAATTTATCAAAACTAAGGGAAAATTGGAATGCACATCTATCATCGGTCCACCCATTTTTCTCTATCCAATTTAGAATTTTTATCATAACAGGGATAGCTTCGGAGTATTCCATTGGTCCAGTTATTAGCTCGACCATTTTATTTCCTCCTGAATAATCAGGCTCTAACTTAAATAAGGAAGAACTAAC